GGATAAAGAAGTAAAGGACGCTAATCCAAAACCATGAGTACATTAAAAGTCGGAGGAATCAGAGGAGTATCAGCATCATCGGATGCGATAACAGTAGCTAATGATGGTACTTGTACTGCCAATATTACTAATAACCTAAGTAACCGTAATTTAATAATTAACGGAGCTATGCAAGTTGCTCAACGTGGTACATCATCCACAACTTCTGGTTATGGAAGTGTAGATAGATTTAAAATTCTTTTTAATAATACAGATGAAGCACCTACTCATGCACAAGTAGACTTAACAAGTAGTGATACTGGTCCATACGAATCAGGATTTAGAAAAGCACTTAAAATTACAAATGGAAATCAAACAAGTGGTGCTGGCACTTCTGATTTTATTAAAGCACAACAAGATATAGAAGGTCATAATATAGTTAATAGTGGTTGGAATGCTACAGATCCTAATAGTGAACTAACAATTTCTTACTGGGTCAAATCAAGTGTTGCTCAAACTTTTTTTGGAAGATTTAGAGCATTTGCTTCTACTGAGTATGAATATACATATAGTTTTGCTTTGAGTGCTAACACTTGGACAAAAATTACAAAAACTGTTCCTGGTAATTCTAATTTTTCTTCAATACCAAATACAAGCGGAAAAGGATTTTTTCATATTTGGCAATGTTTTTTTGGAACTGATTTCACTAATAATAAAACTTTGGATACATGGGCAGCTAAGGATAATGCAAATAAATCTCCAGACATGACATCAACATGGTACACAACAAATGATGCAACATTTGAAATTACAGGAGTTCAGTTAGAAGTAGGCAGCGTTGCAACAGATTTTGAGCATAGGTCATTCGGTCAGGAGCTTACTTTATGTCAGAGGTATTTTTTTAGAACACCAGCTTTTGGTACAGGTACGACTTCAATTTATTTAGCCTCTGGAGTGGAGACAGGTAGCAGTTCGAGAATTGCATTTATAATGCCACAAGTAATGAGAGCAGCCCCTACTGTTACTGCTGGAGATTTAAAATCAGATGATGAGATATCTACAACAGACGCAAGCACTGTTAGTGCAATTATAGCAGGGAGTAGTAATTGCGATAGAATGAGAATACAATTAACAGGTGGAAGTTATAATGCTGGTAATGCTGTATCTTTAGTTTGTGCAAATGCAAATGGATTTCTTGCTGGCGATGCTGAATTATGAATTATACATATAAAAAATCTCCTAAATTTAATGACAAAGAAACTTCTATTATCAGAAGTGATGGTGCTTGTATTCCTATTTGTGAAAACAATAGAGATTACCAAGAATATCTTTTGTGGGTAGCAGAGGGAAACACACCAGAGGAGGCTGACTAATGACAAATCCATTAGATGAACTAATAAAAAAGTATCAAGAACAGCTTGTAGCAATACAACAGCAAAAAGAAGAAGCAAAAAATGCTTATGAGCTTGCTTGTAAAAATGAGGACAGGTATCAAGGTGCAATTATTGGTGTAAAAGATGCTCAAGCACAATTATTATCTACAAAAGCTCAAGAAGAAGAATTAAAACCTTCTGACGCTAAAAGAAATAAATCTAGTTAGTTTTTTCCTGCATTTGCCTTGTCATTAAGCCCATCGTGACGTAGAGAGGAGATAGACCTATAATTAGTAGTAATACTGCTATGCTCATTACAGACATAGCTTTGATAACTGCAAATTTAATCATGTTTCAAAAAATCGCTAATATTCTTAGCATAGTTTCATTTGTAATGGTAGCTTCCATGAGTGGTGGAGCATACCTGGGCTACAAATATGTAACATCTGAAAATTTCAAGTCTCAAGTTATGAATGAAATTCTTGATAACGTATCTGGAATGATGCCTAAAGTATTAGATCAAGAATTACCAAAAGTTACTGGCCCATCAATGCCGATCATTAAATGATCTTTGGATTTTTAAAAAAGCTAGTTAAATACTATATAGATAAATTAATCCATTGGATGCGTATGACAAAATTCAATTTAGAACTAGATAATGACATAAAAAAATATCACGAAGAAATGGATAAAAAAGTAAAGAAACCAAAAATTGTAGAAAAAGGTACTTTTGGAGAAGATGGTTGGTCTATCTCTATAGGAGATGTAGAAGATGGAGATACCTGATATAAGTATTCCTGAGATTTATATTCCAGACGTTCCAGAACCTTACACTCCACACTATATAACTATTACAAAACCACCTGATATAGATGTTCCTGGTTGTACTTATCAGCATCGAGATATAAAGAATACTGGTAATCGTAATTTATTATTAGAAGATCCAAATGGAGTGTTTACTACCTGTGATTTTCCATTTCCTAGTTTTATACCGCTTGATTATTCGCCAGAAAATTTAGTAATAACAGAAGAAGCACCTATTAGTAATGAGCCACCGCCCTTACCAGAAACAGAGCAACCAAAGATACCTGATTTATCTTCAGATCCCCCACCAGATTTTCCTCCCTGTCCTGGCAAAAATGACCAGAGAGTAGGAGACTTTCGTAACGATAAAAAGTTAGAACGTGTTATTGGACATGAAAGAGGGCAAGATGGGAGTGAATGTATAACTCTCTATGAAGCAGTTGAATGGAAAGATCAATACATTCCGTCTGCTCCACAGTTTGTTGGGGTTTTTAGCCTTGCTTTGGTTGGTGCTTCTGCACCATTGGTACTTCAGCTTGTACGGCCAATAGTTAAGCAAGTCGTGACAAAGTTGACCAAGAAGAAAAAAGATGTAAAATAACTAATACAAGGAGAGGACGGCATATTTGGAAGCACTTCGTCTGCCACGAATCACTGCCCTTCTATTATCCCTTGTACTTTAGACAAGTAGATACCCGTAGCTTGTCTATTTTAATTTGTGAGTATGTGGGATAACTTGATTTGGTGGGATATTAACAACAATATCTTTACAGGTAACAGCACTAGGAGTATTAGGTTTGAAAGTAACACCTAACTTTGCCTGTTTTGCACACATCTCTAAACGATATAAACTAATTTCCATTTTTGTTTTCTTTATCAATAATTCCTGTGCCTCTATATTTACTTGGGTCGCTTTGTGGCAAAGGGCTGGTGATTTTCCCAATGGTATGTTTATTTGAGCCGAAATTCCATAATTAAAGTTAAAATTTTCCTTCTCAAATCTAGGAGTTTCCTGTACATATTTTATTTCTCCAGTAGTCTCGTCATAAATATTTTGTCTGGTAACAGTTTCTCTAGGTAATGAAAATGTATGAGCATCTGTTACATACGGAGTGATTGTCAGGCTAGGAGAAGCACAAACAATGCCTTGACTCATACGAAAAGATGGCATAGCTGAAGGGGTTATCATCGTTGCATTATTATTTACAACACCTTGAGCATTTGACGAAGGAGAAGCAACTGTAGTATTGGCAAAAACTTTTGCAGGGCAAATAAATAAAGCTATTGCCCAAAGGTAGTTGTAGTTTCTGTTGTGGTGCTTGTATTTATTGTTCTTGTTATGGTGGTTACTGTGTCTAATCCTGGGGTAATTAGAGTTTCTTGTAAAGAGAAAGCTGATCCAGGGGTTGTTATTTTCCACCTTGGAACGGCATCTAAGTTTGGCGAAGTCCAACTAAAATTTACGCCTCCAACTGTTTGTTCTGTAAGAGTTGTAGCTGTGGGATTAATATATCCGTTGAGATCGGAACTTTCAATATTATGTCCTGATGCAGAGTATGAGTATCCTGTACGATACTGATGACTTGTGATAGTTTCATTTATTACTGATTCAGATGTTGAAGAAGTCTGACTCGAACCACTCCGAAATTGTGGAACAACAGGTACAGCAAGGGTTCTTATAGGTAATAATAGTAAAACTAACCAAAAAAGTCTAGTCAACGGTAATTCGTACAGTAGTAGAGCCAATACAACTTGTTCCGCTACCTCCTGCTGTGCAAGTATGTATTCCTGATGAAACAGATGTTAAGGCTAAGTTTCCTGCTGTTCCTCCTGAGATGACAGTAGTTTGACCGCCAAGTACAGGAAGACTTGCTATACCGCTAGAAGGAGTGATTGCTGACTGTGTTACGTCACCAGCTTGATAACTTTCGCTGAAACTAAATGCAGAACCTGCAGTTGTCACAGTTTTATTTGTATTAACTGCTGCTGGTACTCCATTACTTAAACTTCCAAGATTTAACCCACCGATAGCATTAGTAACAAGACTATCTCCTGTTCCTGTTGAAGTTGTAATATTGTTTCCGCTTATGCTGTAGCTTGATGGTGCAGCATTTGTAATTACATAAGGTGAGTCAATAGAAATCTGTGCAGAGGTTACAAATTCCTGTTTTATATCAGCAAAGGCAGCCGATGGTAAGAATAGAAGTAAAGCAAATAGTTTTTTCATTTGATACCAGCTTTATTGTCTTTATTAGATACTACATTAAATGGCCTCTTTTTGCCATTTGCGTTGTTTTTCACCTGTAATCCCATATTAGACATCACTGCCGACAATAATCCAGCAGCGAAGGTCGTATCAATTTGTTTGGTTGAATTTCCGAAATACGCAAAAGAAATTACGGATAAACTCCAAAAAAGTATAATCATCTGGACAAGATTTGAGAGAATAGAAGGACTATCCTTCTCTTCCTTTTCTTCTACTTGTGGGTCGGTTTTCGGGTCTTGAGTTGCCATAATCTTAGTGATATACTATAAATATAAGGATTGAGGCCAAGTTTGGCAAATAGCGGTAAAGTAGAGATAGACACTACATACAAATGGTAAAGATTTTAAAACCTATTCTGTTGGTATTTATCAAGTCCAAAGCAATGAAAAGATTGATTATGGATCTGTTAAAAGCTATAGCCAAACAGACAGATAACACAATAGACGATCAAGCAGTTGCTTTTATTGAGTCCAGGATGTTCCCAGGCTCTACAACAAATCTTCAATGATATGAAAAACGATAGCTTCATAAGATTCATCTCAACTCCTCTGCCAATGGAAACACAGTTAGCGGTTGAGATGCGATGTAGAGAAGTTATGGGCTGTGATGATATAGACAAGTTAAAGGCTTTTTGCACAGATATGATGAAGAACCATGCAAGAACTGAAATTGTACTATCTAACGCAATGATGCGTATGCTGGAGCTTGAAGCAATGTTAGCCGTACTACAGACACCACCGATTAAAAATAAATTATTTTACAAATTTCGTTTATTTATAGAAAAAGTAAAACTTAAAAGACAGATAAAACAGCACCAAAAAGATCATTCGCAACGAGCGTAAGCTGCCTGTTGCCTAGAAACTGTCATCTCAGGATATTGGATCGTTTCCCATCTATGGCCACATTCGTAACACTCTCTTCTACGAATGATTATGTATTTTGAGTTTCTTTCGGATCGGACTACCTTCTGATCTCCGCACTTCTTACAGTTCGGACACTCGACCCAGGTTATTCTTTTCATTTTCTGTTTTGAATGTACTTTTCGTATTTGAGGTCTAAATCAAGAGATTCTCTAGCGTACTGAAATTTATCAATATTACCAGCGAGAAAATTGTCATCTAACGCAGCACGTTTTATTTGATATTCGTAATACTTACCTCTTGGCATGGTATCAAACTTTAGTTTTTAAATCGTCAAAAATATCCTCTATAGACATAGCTCTTTCGTTTAGCTTATCTATCTTATCTTGAGCCTCTTCGATGAGACGATCCAGTTTTTGATTTTCGTAACTTTGCTCGTAGTAAGGCTCTAAATATTCATCAATAGCGGTTCTAACCAGGGCAGATATAGACTTACCAGGGCCACTAAGATTCTCTAATGCCTTATGTTGATGAGGACTTAGTTGAACTGTGGTTCGGATAAGTTTTTCTTTTTTAGCGGTCATCTTTTTTAGTGTAGTA